AGCGCAGTATGACAGAGATTCGCTTATGTTTAACATCGAGCATAGAAGAACGAAGAAACAGACTGTGAAAGATGAAAATGGGAAGGAGCAGGAAGAAAAAGTATTGCAGGGGTATGACTATATCCAGCGGTTTTTACGTTCCGCGTTTAAAGCGTATGCTAGAGGAGACCAGAAGACCGGGGATTACATCATTGAGGATATGAAAAAGCACTTGGGCGATGAAGCAGTCAACAAGGCAATGCAGAGAACGCTTTCCAAAAATGAAACCGTGCAGGAAATGGCAAAGAAGAAGCTTGATGGAGAAGCGATAGAGGAAGAGCAGGAAGAACTTAGAAACTTGGGATATAGTGACGCCATGATAGACAAGGCGCTGGAAAGCGCAGTAAAGAAATTGAAGCCAATTGAGAATCAGGATCTTGCCGAAAAGCTGTTTGAGAATACAGAGGATAGCAAAGACAGCTTGAACGAATTCGTAGAGTATCAAAAGTCACTCGGAAAGGATGACAATAAAATCCGAAGTAGTATCAAAACCGCAGTAACATCTAAATATAAGTCACTATATCAGGAAGCAATTGGAAATCCTGAAGAGTCGGACGAGATATTAAAGAAAATTCTGCGGATCACTTATAACGGGAAACAACTCTACACAGAGAGCGACCTGAAGAAATGGGCTAAATAGTAAAGAGGGGGCAAGGAAACTTGCCCTTTTCTTTTTTTATTGCGAGGGAATGAAATCACTCTTAACGCTAGTATGAAGAAAAAGCCTATAGGGCAGAAAGGGGGGAGTGAATGGAAATTATCACAAATAGTACGTTCATCTTGGGGGTTACGGGTGCAATCTTTGCAAGTAGTGGATTTTGGGCGTTCGCCTTATATGTATTCCAATCACGGCAGAGGGTAAGCGACCATGACAAAGCAATACTTGACTGCTTGAAGGGCTTAATGAATACAAGAATTCGAATTCAGGCAGAAGAATATATTGCCCGTGGAAGCATAACGTACGCTGAATACAGGGAACTAATCGAATATCTATACAAACCATATAAAGCAATCGGCGGAAACGGTCTAGCAGAAAAAGCAATCGGAGAAGTCGAAAAATTACCTATAGCATCATGAAAGGAGAAAGAACATGGATTTTGGAATTGGAGCAGTGGTAGCAATCACAGTCATCACCTACCTAATCGGTATGGGGTGCAAGGCGTGGGAGAAGCTGGACAGTAAGTTTATTCCCGTGATTTGCGGATTTGTCGGGGCAATCCTCGGCGTTGTCGGGATGTACACCATGCCGGATTTTCCTGCAAAGGATATCTTGAACGCCATTGCGATTGGAATCGTAAGCGGTCTTGCTTCCACGGGAGCAAACCAAGTTAAGAAGCAGTTATCTAATTAGAAAGGAGATGTTGCCATGAGTAAGAATGTACCATTTGAGAGATACGAAGGAATCGATGAGGACGCAAAGCAGCAGGATATCCCCGTTCCCAGCAAGGGGCAGGCTGATAATTCCGTGCATCCTGTCGGCTATGGCAGAGGTGTAGGCGATGAGGATGTCAATCATGGTCCGGGGGTAACACCGAATCCCGATAAGACTACAGGTCCGGGAGTGAATCTGAAGAAGTAAGGACGAGGGGGAGCGGTCAAATATCGTTCCCCTTTTTATTGAAGAGTTGAGAAAAGTTGAGAAGAGTTGAGAAAGGGGGATATATGAATCCTTATCAAAGAGGGCAAGTAGCACTATGCGGAAATTATTTTAAATACACGCCTAGCGGAGCAAGTGCCTTTAAGCGCGCCGGGCGGTGGCATAAAGAACCGCTTCCGGGTGATGTGGTTTTTTTCTACAACAAAAGCATGGGAAGAATATGTCATGTTGGGATTGTGGAAAGTGTAAACGGGAAAACACTTGTTACTATCGAGGGCAATACATCCAGTGCCACAATCGACAGAAACGGCGGAGAGTGCAGACGTAAGACCTATAGTAATTACTCTGTAGGCGGTAATGGCTGGATCAATGGATTCGGACGACCTGTATACACGGCAGAGACTTGTTCAGCTGAAAAGGTTCTGGAAATTGCAAAGAATGAAATCGGCTATGAGGAAAAGAGAAGTCCTTCACAGCTTGAGGACAAGCACGCAAATAAGGGTACTGGAAACTATACGAAGTACGGAACATGGTATAACGGTGGTCGGGCACTTAGTGAACCGTGGTGCGCTGAATTTGTATCATGGTGCTTTTATGAAGCGTGCAGACAGACAGAGAAACCGCCTGTGGTTAATCCTGCGCCGAAATTAGAGGGGTGGAAACGGCAGCAGGATAAATGGCTATACTACAAGGACGGTGTTCCTGTTAGCGAAAAATTTGAATTCATCAACGGACGCTGGTATGCGTTCGATAATGCAGGATTCATGATTAAAGGGTGGCTTGACACAACAAATGGTTGGTACTACCTCGGAGAGGACGGCGGCATGCTTTCTTCTCAATGGCTTCAGGACAAGGGGAAATGGTACTACCTTACTAAGACGGGCTTAATGGCAACGAACGCAAAAGTCAAAAAAGCGAAAGGAGAAGGATTCGACTATGTCGGAGAAGATGGAGCTTATGACGGCTTCAAATCCTTATTTACAAAATGGACGGATGGGGTGGTGGAAGTTGTAGAATAAAAATGTAAATGGGCATAAAATGCCCACGAGTGCCCACGAAAACGCCCATATACTTTGAAAAACATAGTAAAATAGCCATTTGTAGGAACTGAATAGCGGGTCCGACTCCCGTTATCCGCTTATTTTTATAAGCCTAGAGAAATAGCCAATCACGGCAAAAACTCTAGGCTTTTTGCGTGTTTTAGGGGTAACAAAGAAGAACGAATATTCTTGCCAAAAGAACGCTTTTTCCTATCCGACTGCCCACGAAAATGCCCACGAATATTATTCACCGTTTGATAGAAGATCCATGTGCTTTATGTATAATTGCGTTCCTTCTTTAATATCTTCTTGCAATGCTTTTCTATAAATATTTTTCATTACATTGTCGCTTTTCCACCCGCCCAATGTCAAAATAACAGAATCGGGCAGACCTAATGCGTGGGCTTTACTGGCAAAGTAGGAACGTAAGCGATGTATGCCGAAATGAGGAAGACCAATCCTTTTTTCGATTTTGTCAATGGCACAATAAATGCTATTTAATTTTCCCTCGTAGATATACCCCTGCTTGCGAATCATATCCGCTAATTTGTCTGATATGGGTACAATCCTATTGCTCCGTTCCGTCTTGGTGTAGTTTTGAATTATGTACTTTCTGTTGCTGTTCATAACCATTGCTTTGTTTATTGTGATTGTGTTGTCGTCTGATAAATCATCTATGGTTAAAGCACCAATTTCTGAACGCCTAAGTCCCATTACTGCAAGGCTTAAAGGGACGTAATATTTCTGTGCCCAGGGGGTGCTTTCTATGAAAGTAAATAAGGCTTTCACTTCTGCTTCGGATGGGGTGAAAATGTCTTTTTGTTCTCTTCGTGGCAGTTTTGTTCGAACGACTAATTCCGGGCGGAACTCTTTTAAAATGGCTGTGATAAGCCCGTGCCTGTTATGAATGGTCTTCGGCTTAACTGTTCCGACCATGCTATTGATTACCTTAGTAATGTCGTGTTGCTCAATAGAATAAAACTGTAAATTCTTGAATGACTCGGGGATGCCGGATAAAGCTGTCTTATATCCTCTGATTGTAGAGGCTGAAAGGACATTTTCTTTTGAGGAAATATATTCTTCTGCAAAATAAATAAAAGGCTTGTTAGCCTTATCTTTCACGATGTGATGTGCCTGTATATATTCTTGTATAAGCATTGCTTCTTCTGCTTTACTGGGTTTCTTGGCGGTCGTTATGGATATACGCTTCCCTCCAACGAGACACCGTATGCGGTAATGCCCACTTTGTAATTTTTCAATTGCCATAAGTCACCTATAGTTATTGATGAAAATGTTCTCTTTCTTCTAACAGTAATGCCAGCATTCCTCTTACGAGTTCTAATTCTTTGTCTGTTAATGTTGGAAGGATATTTAAAACTTCTAGCAAATTGCCCTGAACCATTATTGGCTCAGGAAATTTTTGATGATAGTAGTTTTTGTTGTATTTATCTCCGAACTCTAAACCATCGTCATCCCATCCCATTAAACGTGATGGAGGAATGTCTAAAAGAATAGCCATTTTTTCTAATTTACTTAATGGCAACTTTCTATCATTAGATTCCAACCTACTAATAGAAGCTTTCATTTTGAATCCCATTTTACTGGCTAATTCTTCTTGTGTCATGCCTAATTCGATTCGCCGTTGTTTTATCAGTTCTCCGGTAGTCATTTTTTCACCTCCCTTTTTCAAATAGAGTAGCATGACTGGAATTAAATGTAAACAAAAATCACCTTTTTTAGCGGTGTAGGATAACAAAAAGTCAATTTAGTTTACTTTTATCAAAAAAATAGTTGACTTAAGTTAAACCTACTGTTATCATGAATCTATCTTGAGAAGGGAGGAAGGAAATGAATTTAGAAGAATTGATTAATAGAATCGAACTGTCCGGGTTGAAACCTTCTTTTATAGCCGCTAAATGCCATTTAACGAGAGCAGGGCTAAGGAAAAAATTGTTGGGAAAGACGGAGTTCAAGAGAAACGAAATTTCAAGTTTAAAAACATTGCTTAGCTTGTCACCAAAAGAGGTATGCGATATTTTTTTTGAAAACTAAGTTGACTTAAAGTCAATACAAAGGAACAACACATGGAAATAAAAAACTATCATATCACACTAAAAATCGAACTCGACCTTGAACAACTCGGTTTTAACGAGGAAGACGCAAAGGAAACGGCAAAGGGGTACATCGATGGCTACCTAAATGAACTGTTCTGAAAGGATAACAACATATCGGACTGGGATATTAAAGCAGAAATCAATCGCAACTACTAGAAAGGAGGAGGAACAAAATGGCACGCTACAAAGTTAAAAATACCGTAGAGGTTGAGATTCGTGTCGAAGCTGATGACGCACAAAGTGCTAGGCATAA